GCCCCGTAGATTATCAAGGAGCATTAGCTTACGCAGAGCTTGAGAGCGAAGTAGCGGATTATCTTATAAACGACGTACAGTCAGGATTCTCGGGCACGAAAGTAGTAAACTTTAACGCAGGTATACCCGATAGGGATAAACAATTACAGATAAAAAGCGACGTAATGCATAAGCTTACGGGATCTAGAGGAGAAAAAGTAATTATAGCCTTTAATAATAATGCGGAACAAAAAACTACTATAGACGATATTCCTTTAGCGGACGCACCTACTCATTACGAATATCTAGCTAACGAATGTTCTACTAAACTTATGGTAGGTCATCGAGTTACCTCTCCTTTACTTTTAGGGATTAGAGACGGTAATAACGGATTAGGAAATAACGCAGACGAAATTAAAACCGCTTCTTTATTATTTCAAAACGTAACTATAAGACCTTACCAAGATTTAATTATAGAAGCTATAGAATCTATTTTAGCCGTAAACGATATAAGCTTAAAACTTTACTTTAGAACTCTACAACCTTTAGAATTTATAGAAACCGATAACGCTATAACGGAAGAATCTAGAGAAGAAGAAACGGGGGTAAAACTAAGTATCGAACCTACAGACGAAGAGCTATTAAATAACCTAGATGGGTTAGGCGAAGATGAGGAGGAGTTAATAAAACAGGGCTGGGAGCTTTTCGACGCTAGAGCGGTAGATTATGCGCAAGAAGAAGTGTTAGATAAGATGCTTAGTCTAGCTTCCGTAATTCCTAATAAAGCTACGGCAAAAAGCGAATTAGACGGAGAAACCGATACGGGTAAAAGATATTTAGTAAGATACCAATACGCACCTCTTATAGTTAGTAAAAATTCTAGAGAGTTCTGTAGGAAAATGATATTATCTAAAAAGATATATAGAAAAGAAGATTTAAATAAAAATAGTACCGCTAATAGCGAACTAGCTGCTAAAGGAGAGTCTAGTTATAATATATTTTTATATAAAGGGGGTGCTAACTGCAAACATTATTGGCTTCGTAAAACGTATATATTTAAAGACGGTATTAAACCCGACCCTAATAGTCCTAAAGCTAAACCTGCTTATAAAACAGAAAGAAACGTAGAAGGTATAAAAGAACCTACTAGTAACGAAGAACCTAGTATAGTATCTAAAAGACCTACCGATTTACCGAATAAAGGATATAAAAACCCTAGATAATTATGGCAGAAGCATTACTTATATCGAGAAAAGACGTTATTAAATTTACAGCTATGAACGGTAATATAGATACCGATCATTTTATACAATATATTAAGATAGCGCAGGATAAACATATAGAGAATTATTTAGGTAGCGATTTAATAAATAAAATTAAAACAGATATAGTCGCTTCTAATTTATCGGGAGATTATCTAGCTTTAGTAAATACGCAGATTAAACCCGCTCTTCTACATTGGACTATGGTAGAATATTTACCTTTTAGTAATTATACTATAGCTAATAAAGGAGTTTTTAAGCATACTAGCGAAAACTCGGATAGCGTAACTAAAGAAGAAATAGATTATTTAATAGAAAAGGAAAGAAATACGGCGCAGTATTATACTAATAGGTTAATAGAATTTTTAACCTTCCATGCCCCTTCTAAGTTTAGCGAGTACTACTCGAATACTAACGAAGATGTCTTTCCCGATAGAGATACTTTCGCTGGATGGGTAATCTAAAAGTAAAATACAAACCGAAAGAAAAAAACGTTATAAAACTTAAAGACTATATAAATAAGTTAAATAACAAAATAGTTAAAAAGTTATTATTATAATATGGGTTACGGAATAATATATAGAGATACTTATTGGGGTAACGCTAACGAATCTAACGGGTGGGGTATTACATACCCTTTCGACGCAGGAGGAAGTATTTTAACAGCAGATATAATATTAATAAAAGCGGATAGTACTAATATAAAAGCAGACGCAACAGAATTTTAAATAAATAATTATGGCCAAACAAAGTATAGGAATCGGAAGCTCCGCAAACGACGGGACAGGGGATACTCTTAGGGTAGCTTTTGATAAAACTAACGATAACACGAATGAAATTTATTCTCTTTTAGGAGACGGTTCGAGTTTATCTATTACGGGAGACGTAAGCGTAAGCGCAGGTGCGGTTACTATTGCAAACGATGCCGTAACGGGTGCTAAGATAGCCGATAACGTAGCTTTAGCAGGTAGCCCTACTACTACTACACAAAACGCAGGAGATAATTCGACTAAGATAGCAACGACTGCATACGCAGATACTGCCGTAGCTAATGCTATAGACGCAGCCCCTGCTGCATTAGATACTTTAAACGAATTAGCTGCATCGATTAACGACGATGCTAACTTCGCAGGAACTATGACTAATTCCCTAGCGGGTAAATTATCTACGGCTAACGGAGCAGTAGGAACAAATAATCTAGCAGCGGATGCGGTTACTAACGCAAAGATTGCGGACGATAGTATAGATAGTGAACATTATGTAGATGGTTCTATCGATACGGCTCATATAGGAGACTCCCAAGTAACTACGGCTAAGATTGCAGCCGATGCTATTAACGGTTCTAAAATCGCAGATGACTCGATAGATAGCGAACATATAGCAGCGGATTCTATAGATGCGGAACATTACGCAGCGGGTAGTGTAGATACTACCGCATTAGGTGCGGATTCCGTTACGGGAGCGAAAATTGCCGATGATTCTATAGATTCTGAACACTTCGTAGACGGTAGTATAGACGCAGCTCATATTGCTTCTTCGGCGGTAACGAACGCTAAAATAAATAACGGTGCGGTAAATATGGATAAGCTAAGTGCTACTACGGTAGTAACAGAAAGCGAAGGTATAGGATCTAACGATAACGATACTACTATTCCTACTTCCGCAGCGGTTAAGGACTATGTAGATAACGCTACGGATAACGATACTTTAGCTGGTTTAAATAACGGTGACGGTAATTTCGTAGTAGGTAACGGTTCGGCTTTCGTAGTAGAGAGCGGTGCTACCGCTAGAACTAGTATAGGATTAGGTACTACGGGACACGTGCAGTTTCATTGTCTAGGAGTAGGAACTTCGGCTTCTACTATTAACGGGCAGATAGACGCTACTACTTTATACGCTTCTACCAATATAGGGAAGGACTCGGGAGACTATATGACTTGGACTACCGATACGCAACTAGATTTTTATGTAAACGGTAATAACGAAATGCGATTAGAAGCGGACGGAGATTTGCACGTAGACGGCGACGTAATAGCAGCGAGTACTACTACCGCATCGGATATAAATTTAAAAGATAATATTAATAAAATAGAAGGAGCTTTAGATATAGTTAATTCTATAAACGGGGTAGACTTTACTTGGAAAAAAGACGGTACTAAATCTAGCGGGGTAATAGCGCAGGAAGTACAGAAAGTAATGCCTCACTTAGTAAAAGAAGTAAAAGGATTAGAATCCGAAGATACACACTTAACGGTTAATTACGATGGTCTAATAGGAGTTCTTATAGAAGCTATAAAAGACTTATCTTCTAAATGTAATAATTGTAAATAAATTAAAATATGGCTTTAATAGGAAATTGTACGACGTACGATATAACTTACCACAAAACGGAAACCGAAGAAGTAATTATAAGTTATCCCGATAATTCGGATTTATTCGGAGACGATGCGGGTACTACGGTTACTAATAATGTACCGAAGGAAATAAAAACTCCTACGAGTTACGAAAACGTTTATTTAGCTATTAGATTTATAAATAATCTAAATACATGGATACCCGTAGAAGAAGGGGATACTATAAAAATTAAAGAGTTCCATATTCATTACGCTATATATACGGACGCAGCTACTAGGGATTTAGATCCTACGGACTTCCTCTACGAGGACGTTATAGCTTTAAACGATTTAGATTTAAGCCAAGGATTATATAAACAAGCTTATAATAGAATAAGTCAGATAGAAGGTTTAACAGATTTAACAAGCGATTAATTATGCCAATAAAATCAAGCGGGGAATTAGCATTAATAGCGGATATAGAAGCGGAATTCGACCAAACGGGAACGGAAGATATTTCTTTATTTCAAGCTAGAGACGACGCAGGGCTTGGTAGCGGACAAATCGCTATGTCCCAATTTTATGATCAGTCGGATGTACTAGCTCCTACCGTAGGCGGAAGTGCTTCGAGTAGCGTAAATTCAGGAGGATTTACCGCAAATGCTAACGTTACTAACGACGGTGGAGGAACTATTACAGAAAGAGGTTTCTATATAGGTACTAGTACAACGGCTACGAATAATACTAAATATACGGTAAGCGGTACAACGGGAGCTTATACTTATACTATATCGGGATTAAGCGGAAGTACTACTTATTACGTTCACCCTTTCGCTACTAACTCGGCAGGTACTACGATAGCTTCTTATATTACTACTACGACAGCAGTAGCATTAGCAAATAGAACGGCATCTATAACTAGTGGCGGTATATATTCGACTAGATACGCTAATTTTAGTGGTAGTTGGAATGGTGGAGGTGGTGCTACCTTCGGAGCAGGTGGAGGCGGTGCTACTGCCTATACCGAAATACCGCAAGGAAATGTTAGAAGTAGTATATCTTTAAGTAGTAGCCCGATGGGAAGCCAACAAGTTAAATGGCAGTATGCAACACCTTCTCAAGTCGCAGCTAGTGCTTACGGTTATATATCGGTACCACAGTCGGCTACTTATAAATCCGTATCTGTTTCTCGAGCTGCTTCTTCAAGTGGTACGTCTACTAATACGTCAAGTTAAAAATGGAGGATTTAAAGATATACGGAGCGAATTTAATAGCTTTAGCTTTTTCTATATCTTCTATAAATCCTTTTTTGCAGGCTATTTCGCTATTACTAGCGATTATATATACTTTAATATCTATAAATAAAAAAATATAGAAATAATATGGGAATGCCAAGGAACGGAGTTGCGAAAGAGATAAGACATTACGTCGGAAGTTTATTTATATTTCTATTTGTCATAGGGATTATAGTTGCTCTTATACAATTTCCTGTACTAGATACTAACAAAGAAGTAGTAATGATGCTTATCGGAACTATTTCCGCAAGTATAGGGATAGTAGTATCTACTATTACGGGAAGTAAACCAGACGATATACAGTCTTTAAAAAACGATCTAGAGAAAAAAGAGAATCAAATAGAATTACTAGTAGCAGCTAAAGACCAATTAGAAAATATGGTAATAGATTTACAGAAGCAAATGCTAGAGAATCAAGATGCGGTTATGGATAAAATAATACTTAAAGCCGCAATAGATTTCGACGAAAAAAATAACCCACCTAAAAAAAATAGATAATGAAATTATACTGGGAGTTAATTAAATTAAAAGTATCTAAATATTTTATAGATAATTGGAATAGCCCTAGATACTACGATAAAGTAAAAATTATATTTATAAGTATAGTTTTAATATTTTTATTAATTAAGATTGTATATTCTATTTTTGTATGAATTTTAAATACTTTTCTTTACGAGAGTTTAACTGTCCTTCTTTACCTGATTCGGGTAAGAATATGGATAGAGAATTTATTCTTAAGTTAGAAGCTGCTCGAGAGATAGCGGGAATACCATTTAAAATTTCTAGCGGTTTTAGAACTAAAGAACATAACGAGAAAGTTGGAGGAGTAAAAAATAGTTCACATTTAAAAGGAGTTGCCGCAGATATAACTATAGGAAGCGGTAACGAACGCTATATAGTACTTAACGCTTTAATAAAGGCGGGGTTTAAAAGATTAGGTATAGCTAAGACGTTTATACACTGCGATACAGATAACGAAAAACCTAATTCCGTCTGGACCTATTAAGAAATGATAAAAGTTTTATTAAGTCTTTTAAAAGGAGGTGGAGGGAAATCTCCCGTAGGAAATCTAGCTTGGG